AGGGCCTTTGGGCCCTGTCTTCTTGTGATCAACATAGTTGTCACATCACGGTACCGTATACCCAGAAAGCCTGGTATACGGTACTTCCCTTGCTATGCGAGGGACAATACCTTTCGCATACATAGGGAAACGGCAATCATGAAGCGCTATAGAGGACCTTTCAAGAGAAAGACCAATACTGAGATACTGACGCCGTCCACTCCTCTGGAGGGGATAAAGCATCTGTATATCGGAGCGCCTAATGAATCTACTTCAATCATTCCGGGGCTTATTCCGGATGAGACAAAGTATTTCAGTTCCCTTATCACTCCACAATACAAGAAGCTTGTGGGTGAAGGTTACATAATCCAATGTCCCTTCACTTTGGTGACTACCACGTTTGGAGCTGTCCCAGGAACTTTTGGGGAAGCTTTCAAATCGGGGACTGCCGCCACCATATATCATAGCTATAGTAATCTATGTGCTATGTTCCAAGAGGATCCCTGGGGATATAAACTCCACTTCAACAGGTCATTACCTGAATCTAGAAGTGCAGCGTCCTCTGAGGCCCTCTCTCGTGCCTTCTCGAAAGCTAATACGGGTAATGTCGATTTACTCATTGACTTGGTTCAATACAAGTCTTTGGTCGACATGTTCGTTAAAGCAGCGAAGACACTACTACTACTTGTGCGAACACCTGGTGCATTTCTGGACCTTGTGAAGGCACATGTTAAGGGAAACGAACGCTATGTTCGGATCCCACCTAGCGGGAAGAAAGTACCCGTGACATCGCTCGAAGGTCTCTGGTGTGAATTACGATTCGGCTGGCGGCCTCTCCTTGGTACCCTCGAGGGTATTGTGGATGTCGCCAACCGTGCGGACCTTGATCAGGCCCGTCGTATCACATACAGAGCAACTGAAGAGGTCGACTTTTTTGAAGAAGAATCCTCAACATGGACCCTCGATTGGACAACCGGCTGTCTCGTCATCAACGAGCCTGTTCGGAAGTATACGGAATCTCTTTCGTACAAGTCCAAGTTCAGAGCCGGTATCCTCCTTGAAGAAAGCACGTCCATGTGGCGGGCTTTGGGATTGGATACGCGTGCGATCCCTATTGCTGTGTGGGATTTGGTCCCTTATAGCTTTATTGTGGATCGGTTTGTCAACGTTGGCAACTGGTTACGCTCTTTACGGCCTATACCCTCCAAGGAGTTTGGTGGGTCTTGGGTCGCTGAGCGATTCACAGTTGAACATCGATTGCGTACCGAGTTTCTCCCTATATCCCGATCATGCGGGACCGGTACAGCATACCGGTACTATTACCGATCATCGGGGTTCGAGGAAGGACTCGCGAAAGTAGAAGGGTACATACGCTCAATCCATGAGCAAGCGCCCCTTCTTCCTACACTTCGCCATGACTGGTCGAAGCTCAACAACATCTATAATCTTATCGATGCGATCATGCTCGCTATTCAGCGTGCGCGACCACGTATTCGATAATTGAAGGAACTTAATATGTCCCTTTCCAACGCAGTCTTCAAGACAGGCGCAACTTGGGCACCTACGGGTGGTACTGACCTCACTTTGGCCTTAGACGGCCGTGTTGTTCAGAATGGCATTTCCACGATTGTTACGGCTGACACGAATTTACTTACGCGTCGGTCTATAACATTCGCCGCGAGCTTACCAGCTCTACCGGTGACCGTGGGTGCTTACGGAAAGCTGGGTCGAAATATTGCAAAGTATCAGATCCCCTTTATTGCGGAAGATGGGAAACTTTATACCCAGACTATTCGCATTGAGACGGCTTTCCATGCGGAGTACTCGGACAAGAATACTGCTATTGCAGATATCGCTGCCCTTGTCTCCGATAGTGATTTTACTGCTTTCTGGCAGTCCTCACTACTCACCTAAAGGTGTTTCTCATGAGTGCCGTTAAGAAGCCAAAAGCGACGCGGCAGCTGTTGACACCTTTACAGGTGGATTCAGCTGTAAATGCGGTATTTACCGCACTTACGCAAGACATGGGTCGCCCCTTCAGTGCAGGGGGGCGGAATGTTCGATCAATCGTCCGTCAATGGTGCCCGCTTTTGCAAGGGCCAACCCTTGACATGGATGTCGAGACATTTCGTAGTACATATCTCAGCGCCCATTTTTTCGACAGGTTCTTCTATGAGCCTGAAGTTAAAGCTCATCGCACCCTAGAAGACAAGGCCCTTGAAAAATTCAAGGCTAACCTTAGTCGTGGCTACGTGATGAACGAGTGGAAGCTTGAGTTTCTTTCCTTTGGTGCATTGAACTCTGTTTTGCAGAGTGCATCATTGGAAGTTGCCAAAATCCTCGGTGACTTTGATACCGAGGTCTTTTTTGGTCATTGTACTCATGGCCCTAACGCAACTGTTGGAGTGAAGAAACAAGACGCCTACTTAGACGTCAAAGTCAAGTCGCTCGACGGTACGTTATCCGCTCTAAACCTGTTCAGGGAGTACCTGGGTTGGAATACCAACCTGGACTCATACTTTCTGAGCCTTCCTGAGGCTGAACGGCCAAAGGTTAGCGTGGTGAGTGGAAGTCGTTTAAGCTTTGTACCCAAGAAGTTTGATTCTCTTCGTACAATGCTTGTTGAACCAACTGTGAACCAGTTCCTTCAGCAAGGTCTCGGTAATTACTTACAGAGCAGGCTTAAGAGTGGCAATATTGAGTTGGAAACACAACCGATTTGTCATGGCTTGCTAGTGAGAAAGATCTCTTCCGAGGCTCTTCCAATAGCAACTGTAGACTGGTCTCAGGCTAGTGACCGTATATGGCTTAAATTGTGCCAACGGTTACTACCTAGCGATTGGTTTGCAGCGTTGGAGGACGTTAGATCCCCGGTCTGCACCTACCGTGGTGAGGAATATAAACTCACTATGGCTGGTAGTATGGGCTGTGGTTTCACATTCCCACTTCAAACTCTCTTGTTCCTATGTCTCCTACGAGCTCTTGCTCGTGAGTGTGATAAGGACCAGTTTGTCTCCGTGTTTGGAGATGACTGCATCTGTGACTCTGATCTCTTTCCAGAGATCGAGAAACTCGCACTCGCACTTGATTGGCAAGTCAATGAAGACAAGTCGTTCAAGGAAGGTGATTTTAGGGAATCCTGCGGTGTTGATGCTTACCGCGGGGTGGATTGCAGGCCGTTCTTTGTGGAACGTCCTGACGATGTCACCACCAAGTCAGCTCTAGCGAGCTGGGCTTATGGCGTCTTCAATGGGTTAGCCCAAAGAACTACTGGGTATCCCATTGAGGCACGTGAGGCATGGTTACTTTCCTTCTTCGAGGAGCATGGTTTAGGGCGTATTTATTTCGTCCCGCCGCGCTTCTCTGAGAAGTCTGGTGTGAGGTGTACAAACCCACATCAGATCATGCTCAAGCACCCCGGATGCATCTCAGGATCGGATGCTGATGGATGGCATTTTAGGTACCTCGGTCAGAAGCGCAAGCGCGTCACCGTGGATCCTGAGCCATATTACCTGTGGAAGTTGATGGGTAAGGGTGTACCAAGGGATTTCAAGAGTGGAAAACTCCTCTCTTTGGAATCTGAGTCCCTGGATCCGGACAAACAGTCCCGGGTCCCTTGGAAGGGTGTGGCATACGGCAGCAAAGCTGGGTACGTGCACACATGGCAGTACTTCATCGATTGATTAACACACCCAAAGGGTATTAAACAAGGATGGC